TATATCCAACATAAATTATGGAGGCCCAAAAAATAGTAATCTTCCTTTAGACCAAAGAATATTAAGAACTGACAATAATATAACACCAGAATTAGCAAATTTTAATTTTGCGCTTGGTCAAATACACCTGAAAGACCAAAAAGAATGGTCCAGAGATGAAAATGGTATATTACGGAGATATATTAAAAAAGACGGTAAATATGAAAAACAACCAGAATTGAATTTAGGTGATATGTGTTTACGTGACGCTAATGCATCGTTTGATGAACAAAAATGTTTAGTTTTTTTGAAGTCAGCCGGATTAAAAAAAACAGACTACACGTCAGATCTTTTAAATAATTTGACAAATTATCTTACTATTGATTCTAATACTGCTTCAGGTATAATTAATAATTTTAATCCATATACATTATCAAAAGCATTAGGAAATGTTCATCCTAACTTAGCTGCATATATTCTTTTGAATTTTGGTTTTAAACGTGTCACAGAAAAAAATCAAAATACTGGATTAGTTACAGATACTTTACAAGACGTAAAATCCTGGTTAAGAGATTTATCAAACGATAAAATTGCAGAAAGCAAATTTGGTAATAATGCAAATGTTAAGACCCTTAGAGATGCCGTTGGTTTAAATGGTATTTTTGGTGTACAGGCACAAAATATTTTAACATATTTTCATATCCTTAGAGAATGGGTCACTGCCAATCCGGGTGTATTAAACTATGAATTTGTCTGGAAAAATCCTACTGATATTAAATTAGACGAACCAGCTCCCAATGATAAATTTAAATTATATGCATATAAATCACCGCAATTGAAAATATCCTTGTATAAAGTGAATGATAATTTATCCAGACTCAATACAATTGTATTAAAATATGGCGGAACATTCAATCCAGAAAAAACTCTTAATGATACGATTAAAACACCATGGCCATTACATGCACCGCTTAATCCCTATGCATATGCTTTTCCGCATTCACCACTTAATCCACAAATGTTTATGGGACAATCTGGTGGTGACTCAAGTAGCATTCAAGCGGAATTGGAAAAGAATGGTTTATCGGGTGCTAAATTGTTAAAGGAAGCATATAATTCTATAGTAGGTATTCTAAAAGTAGATCCAATTAACAAAACTGTATCGGATCATACAGATACAGAAATGAACAATAGACTAAATAAACTAGAAGAAGCAGAAGCAAGTGTTTATCAAAGCATGAATAATTTAGTAGATAGGTACAGATTGTATATTGAATCAAAGGGTCAAATAGATGTATTGCGCGTACAAGACGACGATTTGCCTGCATTGATGAAGAAACATACTGAATTGTTCAACAAAACACAATCATACACAAAGAAATGTACTAATATTATTACTTGTCTCAAAAAGCTCGCAGATATCGCTGAAAAGGCTCTCGAGAAAGAAAGTCAATAATATTAAGAAGCAAACTTATACAAATTAAAATCTATAATATTTATATACTCTTATGGATTTTAATTTGCATGAAAATAAAAAATATAGGAAACAATCTAAAATAAGAAAACATATTCAACGTGGTGGAGATTATTCTAAAGAAGAAATTGATCATGCACAAAAATTACTAGGCAAACCATTTAGATTATTTATGAAAGAAGTATCTGAACATGGAGCAGAAAGATTTATGAAAGTAGATAATACAATTGATGATAACTTTGCTAAATATGTTATGGCATTTACGTATGCATTTAAAGTAATTGGTAATATGAAAAAAATACCCGATTTTGTTTATAACGAAGTATTAGAATTATTAAAACCACTTGAACAATTAATTAAAGACACTATTTTAGAGGCGGTAGTCTATAAAAATAAATCAAATGCTAAAGCAGTATATGATTGGTGGCATGGAACAAATTTTATATATCTTAAAGTTTTGGAACAGAAAATACTCGTAAGTATGGATGAAAATGAAATAAAGAATATGAAAACCGAATTTCCGTTTGAGAAACAGAAATCGATTCCGCCAACTACAAAGTTAAATATAAAATCTTACATGTTCCCATTAAACGCAGATAAATTATACCAATGTATTGAATATATAGCGGAAATCATATATGGCCTAGATGTGGATAAAGCCACAAATGGCAAAAATTATACAAAAGATTTAGCAGCTGCTATATGTAATGCCCCAGCTTATACACTGGAAAAACCAAATATAATGATCAATGATTTAAATCAAGATTTCAAGATAGAAATTTCCAATCATATTGATTTTTACAATATTTTCTTTGAGTTTCTAGATTATCCAGATCCATCAAAAAATATTTATTGGCCTGTTACTTATCAGTTGGAATCTGATACAATAAAAGATCCGAAATATGGAGGTTATTATCTTGTACCAAAAAAAAATAATGTATATTTTTATGCGTTGCCTGATGATGAACAAATAAAAAAAATTTTTACTAGTCAACAAGGAGGCGACCCTGCTATTAATATAGTTTTTATAAATTTATTGGAAAAATATTTAAAAAAAACAGATGCGTATATAATCAGTAATAATCTGATAAAAGACACAAATATACAGCAAATTAGTTATGAACAATTGCTTAATATATTAAATAAAATTCTTGAATATGACACAACTGACAAAACTGACACAAACAGTAATATAGCAATATATACATCTGATAATTTTCTTCTAGGTAATATAAATTATGCAGATTTTGTGGAAAATCATTACAAAGTTGTATCAAAATATGATAAGGAAATCATATCAAACTTATTAACCGAGCGGACTGTAAATACAAATGAATCCTTAAAAAAAGCAAAAATAGAAGTAAATAATCAGAAACAATTACTTCAACAAAGCTCAAATAATAAAAAAACTATAGAAGATTTAACCAAAAAAATAAAAGAAGCAGAATCAAAAGTAATAGACGCAGAAAATAAAGCAAAAATAGAGGCACAAGAGAAAATGAAAATAATCCAAGAACAAGAAGAAAATAAAGCAAAACAAGCACAAGAAGAACTGCAAAAAACCAAAGCACAAGAAGAAAATAAAATAAAAGAAGAAAATATAGCAAAACAAGCACAAGAAGAACTGCGAAAAAAACAAGCACAAACTCAGGCACAAGTTCAATTATCACAAAATAATAATTTACAATCTATAAATAAAATGTCATATGGAAATATACCTAGTATGAGCGTTCCAACTAATATTTATGGAGGTCCTGCAAATTTAAATCTTGATTTGGATAAAAAAATACCAAGGACAGATAATAATATAACACCTGAATTAGCAAATTTTAATTTTGCGCTTGGTCAAATACACCTGAAAGACCAAAAAGAATGGTCTAGAGATGAAAATGGTATATTACAGAGATATATTAAGAAAGACGGTAAATATGAAAAACAACCAGTATTAACTTTAGATGATATGTGTTTACGTGATGCTAATACATCGATTGATACAACAAAATGTTTACAATTTTTAAATTCAGCAGGATTAAAGAAAGACAGTTATAAGAATGCATTTTTAGATGGGCTGAAAGATTATATTGGTGGTAATTCTATTAATAAGTTCGATACGACAACTTTAGCAAAAGCATTAGGAAATGTTCATCCCAACTTAGCTGCACACGTTCTTTTGAATTTTGGTTTTAAACGTGTCACAGAAAAAAATCCAAATACTGGTTTAGTTACAGATACTTTACAAGACATAAAATCCTGGTTAAGAGATTTATCAAACGATAAAATTGCAACAAGTAAATTCGGTGATGATGCAAATGTTAAGGCCCTTAGAGATGCTGTCGGTCTTAATGGTAATTTTGATGTACCAGCGCAAAATATTTTAACATATTTTCATATTCTTAGGGAATGGGTTACTGCTAATCCGGGTGTATTGAATGATGAATTTGTATGGAAAAATCCTACTGATATTAAATTAGACGAACCAGCTCCCAATGATAAATTTAAATTATATGCATATAAATCACCGCAATTGAAAATAGCCTTATCCAAAGTGAATGATAATTTATCTAGACTCAAGACAACCATATTGAAATATGGAGGAACATTCAATCCGGAAAAAACTCTTAATGATACGATTAAAACACCATGGCCATTACATGCACCGCTTAATCCCTACGCATATGCTTTTCCGCATTCGCCACTTAATCCACAAATGTTTATGGGACAAGCTGGAGGCGATGCGAGTGCTATTCAAGCGGAATTGGAAAAGAATGGTTTATCAGGTGCTAAATTGTTAAAGGAAGCGTATAATTCTATAGTGGGTATTCTAAAAGTAGATCCGATAAATAAAACTGTCTCGGATCATACAGATACAGAAATGAACGATAGACTAAAAAAACTTGAAGAAGCAGAAGCGAGTGTTTATCAAAGTATGAATAATTTAGTAGATAGGTACAGATTGTATATCGCATCAAAGGGTCAAATAGATGTATTGCGGGTCCAAGATGACGATTTGCCTGCGTTGATGAAGAAACATACTGAATTGTTCAACAAAACACAATCATATACAAAGAAATGTACTAATATTATTACTTGTTTACAAAAGCTCGCAGATATCGCTGAAAAGGCTCTTGAAAAAGAGAGTCAATAATTTGTATGAATTGAGTTATACTAAACTCATACAAATGCTAATTTCCCTAAATATTATTTGCAATATATCGTAATTTATTATATATGAATTGAGTTATACTAAACTCATACAAATGCTAATCCCCCTAAATTAAACATTATCCTTAATATATTATAATTTATTGTGTATGATCTTATCTTGCAAGTAGATTGTGTTGTTATTACATTCGATAACTTCATTTCCATTTGAACATTGTCTATTTTTGACATATTACATGAACCTGATGGTTGACTATCCTCAGGGTTAATACAAAAACTATATGCATTTATGCCTTTTTCCGGTCCACGATAATGACATTGATATGGAACTACCAAACCATAATATGTATTATCTCGTTCTTTTGCCCTATATTGACCATTTAATAATAATCTTGCCTTTTGCACAATATTTCCACCATACAATCTGCCATCCTCATATCTAACAGAAGATGTAGTATAATTGTATATATCATTAATTGTACCAGCTCCTGTTAAACTACTTAATTGACATATCCAATAATGAGATTTACAAGGATGATTTAATGTCAAATTCTGTAATATATTTGGACTGGATGCCTGTATAATTTGATTATATTGTATTTGTTCAATCAAATATTCATGATTTGATCTGGCAAATTTCATTCTTTCGTCAGTATCAAGATATACATAATTCACATACAAAAAAGCATTAATTATTTGTATATTCGGAATATTTATTGTCTCCGTTATTTCAGTTGTATTTGGCTTCGGTGTAGCATATAATCCAGATATTGGATTATATATTCTATATTCTTTATTTATATCAGCAGCTACATTACTTAATGTTGTTATTGATGATGTCGTGACATTTGCACTTTTAAAAGACTGATTGCTAGAATTAGGATCAAATATTTTAATATAATATAATTTTTTTGATAGATAGTCATATCCCATATAATAACCTTTTATGGGAATACCGGATATAGTCTGTTCTATATAATCACCCATATTAAATGGTACTATATCTTCTAATAATTCAATTGATGATGTAGGACCGGCTCGTATACATTCATTCAAATCCTTTAAAGTTACTTTTATTTTTACATCGGTTGATGCCAATGCTATCAATGGCAAAGATAATCCTATTGATTGACAAAACCAAAAATTTAATGGTATGTATAATTCATAACCATTTTTACCATTCGTAAAATCGTACATTTGTGGTACATCTCCCACCATTTTTTTATATCCATCATCTTGTCTATTTGAAACTTCGTACCATAAATACAACCACTCACCATATTGTCTATCTATTAATTTACCACCAATTTCTACTGTTATTTCTCTTATTATGGCTGTACCTAAATATCTTACCCACGCTATTTTTCGATACAAACTAATTTTACCATTTATATCTAAATATTTCGGTATACATGGTAATTGAACATATAAATACATTTTATTAACTAAATCACCAGTTCTAGCTAATGTACATGTTACTGAACTGCCAAAGTTAGCTCTCTCAGAAAAATTTTGTATAATAGATTCAATAGCAAAATTAGTATGCCGACGATATAATACTTTAAAAAATGTTATTTGCGGATCGCCTGTCAAATATATATCTTGAATACCATATGCTACTAATTGTACTATTCCGCCTGGCATTATTATATATGCTTATTTGTGAATTTTTATATGATTCGTCAATCTTATTTATTATATCCGACATTGTGCCATGCCTTACCACCTAATCCTGACATATATCTAATTAAATTAATATTTAATATTATCGTTACCAATGTCGCAGGATACTCAGAGCTTATTAAAGGATATATATCAAATATACCTGAAAAATTATCTATTCTCGATAAATTAGCTGTTCCACTCGGTTGTGCCATTAGTGCTCGAAGTGCCCATGAAAATGTGTTTATACCTACTTTAGGAGTTCTTTCCAAACATTCATAGGATTTTACAGCTGACCAATATAAATCATCACTACTAACTGGCATTAAATTTTTCGTATTAAATGTCAAATAGCCATTCATAAGTGGATTTATTTTTGGTCTTTCTATTAATAATGGTTGATAATCAATACTATCTACTTTCAAATTATCCATTAACAAGTTTAAATACATATTCATTTTCGATACAATAATTGTTAATACATAATCTGTCATTTTATTTTCCATAGCAACTACTGGTGTCGTAAATTTGTATAAGTCATATAATTCATATATAACTTCTTTAAGTCTTAACATTTTTACTCCTGTATTTATATTAACAGGTAATACTGTAACTATCATATTAATAACATTTGTAATTATCAAATTAGAATAACTATTAACTGCAAAATATCCCATAATATTATTAAAATCATATTCAAATGATTCCAATTCATAAATATTTGATAATTGACTTACTACATAATTAATAATAGCGCAATTATAATCATTATATACAGTATCCAATTTAGAATCTATCATAATAACTGTAAATTCAACAGATGTAATACTAATAATTAATATATTCATTAATACCAATCTTAATATTGTTTTTGGTATAAAAACAATGTCACTAGTTAGCAAAGACAAATTAAATGCAACTGTAGATTCATTTACAGCTGATTTACCTAGACTGATTAAAACTTTGGATAATATAATTGTCGCCATTTGTAAATTTACGACATCAAAATTTAAACCCAAAGCCAACATATTTTCTTTTAAACTTATTGTATTTTTTAGAGATACGTATCCGGATGTATTCGCTATGAATTTGTCTTTTGTCGTATGCAAAATTGTTCTGAAAAAATCTATATTATTTTTAATCCATGTATCATAAGAATTATCAGCTAGTGGAATATTATTATCATAGTAAACAATTAAATTGTTTAATATTGTTAAAAAACTGTATGTGTTATCGGAATAAAAATCATTTAACTTAGTATGAAGCGAATTCATATATGATTTTTTTGTTGCAATTATATTTGACAAATCATAATAAGAAAATACTCCATAATTATCCCATTGTTTTTCGCCATAAAAATAACTCAGATTATCTTTTCTGTAGACTTGTTGTGTGTGTATATTTGGTTTAATTAACATTGTGTATAATTTTGAAGGATGATGAAATTCAAATGTGTGCTCAAATCTTTTTTTGTGAATATATGACCCGTTTACATATTTGTCATTAACAATATTACCCTTTATATTTAATGGTTTATATACCATCTGCATTTTGTCATTTGTATAAACTGGAAAAAGATCTTGTCTTTTTATCAAAGTTATAGTATCAATTATTGGTGCTAATTGATTCTTGTCAATATATCTTGTATCTAATTCATTAATAACATTAACTGTCGTTTTCACACCATTTATTATTGTTGTAACAGGTGTTAATTCTCCTAGTACTTGATATATGGGTAACAAATTATTATCAGATAATTCTGTGCCACTATCAGTTTGCGTTTCTTCAATAATATATTCTAATAAACGCGACACATAAATATATCTTTCTTCTGTTGTCAAATAAATATAATCACACATTAAATAAGCGTTTTCAATATGTGGTTCAAATGGTTCTAATTGCACATTATTTTGTGCATAATAAGTCGGATTAATAAAATCAGAGAATAAGTCTTTATAACAAACATCAGATAGTTTACGTAATCTAATATTAATGTTATATCTAACATTTATACTAGCAGATAATGGTAGTGAATTAAGTGGATTTCTATTAAAATAAAATATTAATGGAAGTGTAAGCGTATATTTATTTTTTAATTTGTCATTAAAAATAATTAGGTCTGGTATATTTCCAATCATTCTATTATAACCTTTTTCTTGACCAACCGGTAAACTAATTTCATTAAAGACTTCAAACCAATCTGAATAATTAACATCAATAACATCATCATTCATTTGAAATGATACTCTCTCTACAAGAAAATTCATAAGTTTTCTAACCCAGGCTGTTCGTGCAATATCGCTGCGATATAATATTTCCATAGTATAACTAGAAAGGTTATTTATTTCTTGAATATAAATATTTGTAGAGTCAATTCCCTTCTGAACAATATATTTTACATAATTAACAATTCTTTGATAACAATCATTTATTGACAAATAATAATCATAACCCAAATTATCTGATACAATACTGGGATTTATTTCTTGGTACAACATTGCATTTTGACCAGAATCAAAAGCACTTAATATATCATTCGTTATTTTTTCTATTCTTTTTTTATTCATATATTTTTGAATTAGCGACTGAACAATATTGTTATAATTTTGTTGATTTATTTCTTCAGAAGCCAAAATAATATCATTATTAATATCATTAATTTTCATTTTTATTTCTAAAATAGTTTGTTGATACATTTGATTCATCACAAAAGAAAATCGCTGCGATTCTCCAAATATATTATCTTGATATGGTATTCGATTTGTTATTGTTAAACCATTATCCATTATCCAATCAACAAAATAGTTTGATATATCAGGTATTGTATTTAAACTGTTGTATTGTGCGGTTATTTCTGGAATTTCATTTGTTAACATATTAGATTTATAATAAGCGATTGCATTGTATTTAGAATTACTGTTTAATAATGACCAATCATAAATTACATAAAGTATTAAATTATCAATACCATTTATCAGCATTTCGTGATCTGGATATAAAGATGTAGTGTAAGTTTTAAAACTCGCATTCTTTTCCACATTTCTAAATTTAAGTCTGTATGTTAAAAACATATAATCAAGATCTGTATTTAGTCTTTGTCGGAAGTACAAATTCCTGGTATCATATAACTCTAGAGTCGTATAATTATCAAATGTATCCGAAATATTATTCATAATATAATTAATAATAACCTCTATTGGAATGTCATATAATGATATTATTCCACTAATAGCCAATATATGTGGTTCCGACATGTAATCTGGACCCATTGTATTTACATATTGACTAACATTTTTAATAACACTAATTTTATCTATCATACTTTGTCGAATAGAACCAATAAAAGTAACAAGGTTAACATCTTGTATTTGATACAACGAATTAATGGATACTACTAATAAATCATAAATATCCTTAATAGCCAGCTTATAAACATCAAATGATCCAATAAATCTAATAATAAATTCTGCAAGTGATATACTAAAATCATCCATACTATTTATTAAATTTTTTATTTCCGAAACAATATTTACATTAGATTCAGGATATATATATACCAATGGCGAAATATTAGATAATAGATCAATATTAATATCACCATAATTTGTTTTACTAAAAATATCATATACAATATCTTTTACATTCAAATATAAGTATGATGTATTTTTTGTTTGTAAAGAATAAATACCATAAATAGAATCATAGTATTTAGCATAGAAAAAATATTGAGAAATAAATGAGGATTTGTGTAAATTAATATATTGTTCGATGTTATCTGTGATGGTAATATTAGATATATCATTCATATAAACATTAACATTGAACAAATCGTCATATGTATAAACATTTGTAATTCCATTTAATAATTCGTTGGCTGCATTTATAAATTCTATTCCTACTTCCGATCCAAATGTGTAATATGCACTATTCATAGATGGTATAATTTTATTTAAATATGCAATTATTGCATCATACAGAGTAGGATTGTATCCAATATTATATATCATTTTATAAGTTTGGTAGGATGTTATCTTATTAATATTAAATTTCAGATATTGTAAAGTAGTCCACAAAGAAAATATAAGATCATAATCGTATTCCGGATAAATTTTATTTAGATAAGAAGTTAATTTGACCAATCTCAATACATTGAATTGATATTGATCAACAAACATATTTGGTTTAGATATAGGTATATTATAAAATATAGCATGTCTAATGCGCATGTATTCGATATTATACATTTTGTATTCTGTTACAGGTTTCAATACAGATATTTTATTAGTATTTAACCAATTTACATTGATATGAGATTGTAATGATAAATTGTTAATTAAAGGAGGTATAATATAATCACTAGGACATTGTTTATGATTATAATAATTAGGATTTATTCCATATGGATCAGTAGGTGGTAATGGTACTGGTGGAAGAATAGGCGTATTAACAATTCCATAATCACGACTTTGATAAGGAGTTAAATTATAAACAGAACCAATATATCTATTATCAAAATTAGAATAATAAAGATTATCAGTTGAATTGTATGATCTAGATGATTGAATATATGAAGTAGGATTGTCAGTATTAATTGTTCTGGATGTAAAATTGTGTAAATATTTAGAAAATGTATCTGTAACAAATCCGGATGTTATTCCATTTGATTCATTTAAATTTAAACTGTGATAAAAATCTTCCATACATCTTTCGGAATTATAATCCATAACAAATATAAATTCCATTTGGGAAGATACATGAGACAATACATTTTGTTGGTAAGTAATATTTAATGGTGGATATATTTGCAAACCTGTAATAAAATAATTTACATATTGAGCGAGTACAATATTTTCTGTATTATTTACTTCATTTACGACATAATTAATTTTTGATTCAAAATTTTGTTTATCATAGACATCAAAAAAGTATTTCATAATATTCTCATAAAAAGCTTTTAATAATGATCTTATATATTTTTCTCTTGGCACATTTCCAACTACAATACCCAAATAAGATTCGATATCTTCTATGGAAATTGTTTCAATATAGTTGAATATAAAAAAGAACTGTTCTAAAATAGTTGGTATATGTGATCGATGTGATATATACGTAATTGCTAATAAATCTGTTGTTATATTGATAGAATCTATTGTGGTTGAATAGGTTTTAGGCACATAATTTTTCATAGTATCTGATACATTTGGTGATGGTCCGGCCGCGAATAAATCATTTAATTGATATGATGCATCTTTCATTTTAAACTCCATATTTATTTTTACCAAATCAATAATACTATTCATAAAAGTAATTTCATTTGCAGTCGCATTTAAATTAAGATATGCATTTAAATAATATGTAAAATTATGAGAGTTGAAAGTACCCAAGTAAGAAAAGAAATAGAAATACCAAATGTTAATATTAAAAACATTTTGTATTCGAAGAGAAGCAGAATCAATATAACCAGATATTGGTACTACATAATCAAATATTAAATTTAGAGGTGGACTATTAAAATAAAATAAATTCTTTGTGGATGAAAATAATTTTGATCTATATTTTTCAATTAGGTTATCAAAATTATTATTTATTGTCGTTTGCGTCGATGTATATTTTTGATATATATTATGAATGAGATTTGGATATATATTGTTTGTATTATTGTCATAACCAATATAGGTATTTGAAGAATCTCTAATTGGTTGCTCTGGAGTATTTAGTTTGTAATTAAAATCAAATAAAAAATTTGGATCTAATATGGAAGCATAATATGTTGAATCTAGAGAATGACTTATGACATCAGAGTAAATATTAATAGGTGTATTTAATTTGATAGCTTTACAAAGAACGACTGGCGTTGTGTTTTTAATACTATTTATTATGCAATTAATTGTATTATAAATATTTAGTTCATATGTAAATTCTGGACCAAATAAATTATGTTTAATGCTATTATTTACCGTTGCATCATTTAAATAGTTCTGATAATCGGTATTTGTTAATTTGTGTTTGTATGTTGATTCTGGCATATTAAAACTGTTTTCCAAATATGTTTTATTAACTCTATTATAATTTGTGTAATTATCAATCATATTATTAGTAATACTAGTCAAAGAATCGGTCGTATTAGAAAAAAACATTGCCATAATTTCTCTTGAAACAATTGAATCATAAAATACATGTGCAAATAAAATATTATTCGTGACGTTTGATTCTCTGATAGTTGTTATGTCACTATAAACTACATTAAAAGCATCTGCGATTCCCCGAACTAGGGCATAAACAGGATATTGATCATGTCTATTATTAAAAATAGTCGTACTAATAGATTTTTTAAGATCATATAAAGTATATCCATATGACTTGATTAAATCATCAATATTTGTTGGTGTATTTAATATCTTTGTTGTTGGTCTTAATGGATTATAACTGGATTGCGAATTGATTATTTGAGATGGTGTTGGTATTGTACTAATAATTACATCTTGAATATCATTTAAAATACCTGTACGAATTATTATTTCGTTTGAATATTGTGTATCTAGGATTTGTAATTCATCTAAAAATTCTTTAAATTCTACTTGATTATTTAAATTAGTATATTGATTAATAAATGGTCTAATATGCGAGTCTGTCAGTGTTGTACTTGTTATTAGTTTTGCTATATCAAAAGTACGAGTATTTAAAAAAGCTGCTGCAATTGCTGGAATATCACATACAAAATAGATTTTATTAAGTAAATCACCATTTGGTAAAAGGACTGAATCGCCACTACTACCAAAATCAACAGAATTAACAAATGGTACTTTAATAGATTCTAAGGCAAATGGCGTATATCTTCTATAAACTTTTTTAAAGAATGTAACGTCGGGATTTTCGTTGAGCCATAAATTTTGTATATTGGAATTAGCGACGAGTTGCAATAGAGCCATTACTATAAGTTATTAATATGAATAAAATAGTTATGATCTGATCATAATAACTATTTTATAAAATTATTAGTGACTAATCCAATCACATATAGTAATATATTGTCACCATAATACTTCTACCAAATGGTATATCAAATTCTCGTATGTAGTTCCAATTCATAATCATAAGGGATTAAAAATTTACTACAGAATACCCTTTTAATACTTTAACTGTTTTGTATCCACGTTGTTTAAGATTTTTGTTAACAATTGGATTGAATAATAATTTTGTTGGTAGAATAAGTTCTTTAAGAACTATGTTATGTATACACTCAAAAAAACTTATAGATATCGAACTCTTCGCTCTTTTTATATGTACTGAATCAATTGTAATATTTTTTTTTATTTCGATATTTGTACTGTCTAGAATTACCAATTTACAAAGTTTTATAGAATCTTCAATGTGAATAAATACATTTATGATTATCTCTAGTGTTTCTAAATAATTTGGTAAACTATTAATATAAATACCATAACAGTGTTTGTAATTTTCAGTAATATACAATGCTTTTGTTTTTATTTGATAATTCAAAATTAAACAGTAGTCTGAGTATCCACTAATATGAATTTTATCAGTGTCTTTGGTATTTCCAATATTCAATTTTGTTAAAGTAGAATTTATTGAAATTGTAGTCTCCGTTGATTGTTCACCATTGCAATATACAGTATATGTATCATACACATATTCATCATTTGTAACATTGTCATTGACATTGACATATATACTTTTTTTGTCGTCACATATGTATTGTAGTTTTGGTATAAAACTACTTAGTGCTTGAATATTAAACTCTCCCCTATGATTATAAAAGTATAAATGTGTCACATTACTAAAATACTTCGCAACAAGAATTAATTCAGAAAAATTAGAAATTTCTAATCTTTTTATTTTGCCAAGAATAGTACTTTCACAAGATGGTTCATATTCACATTGCAATATTTCTAGTTTAATAGTCTTATTAATTGTTAAATATATACATTTATATTTATCATAAAAATAATCGATAAGAGAATAATATTCTTTACATGTTACAAATAATGACAATGGGATATCCTTATATTGAGATAATTCTCTAATAAAGTCTGTATTCATTTGACAAATAATCTTTGTTAAATAAATATTTTGCACTTTAATTATTCACTTTTTTATGAAGATGTTTGGAACGCTAATGCCCCCATTCCTGATACTATTCTTAATATACTATATGACACGACATAAACACCAATATAAATACCAGACACATTATTATTGGCTGTTATAATATATTCATTTGTGAATCTAGTATTAATATTAAAACTTGATATTCTAGTCATATTACATGTTCCTGATGGTTGCTGTTCTGTTGGCATTATTGCGAATGAATAAGTATTTAAACCATCTGTTGGTGTATGAATAAAGTATTGATATGGTTGTACATAATTATAATAAGTCATATTAAATGTTTTGGATGTTAAATTTTCGTTATTTAAAATTATATATGAATATTCCATTGTATAACCTTGTTGGTCATCATTAACTGCATAATTATTCCATTGACATTTATTAGAGCCTGTTAAATTTTGTCTACGTGTTTCTAATTGTGCAAACCAACATACATATTTTGTTGGATTGGCAAATGACAACTGAATATTATAATCTTGTGTATTTATATCAGGTATTTCTGTATATTGTGTAATTTCAACTAAATATTCATGTGAAGCTTGTGCAAAACGTCTTCTTTCATCAGAATCAAGAAATACATAATCTGCATATAATGTCGCTGATACAATATTTATTCCATATTTACTCTGTAAGTTATCAATACCATTGTATTCATTAGAATTTTCAACATAACATAAATCGGAAAGGATTTTATATTTCAGAGTTAATAATACTTCTGAATATCTAAGTGAGACTAGAGGCAAAGCTAAACCATTAAAACGACAAAAGAACAATCTAAGCGGCACAACTAATTTATATTGATTTTTTATTTTATCATCATAAACAGTTAATTCGGGAACATTGCCGATCATTTTGTCATAATTCTTTTCTTGGTATGCGCTCTTAAATAGTTTATTGTATATAATCATCCAATCACCAGTGTGTCTGTCGATAGGTTGACTACCTAATTTAAAATCAAGAGTATTAATAATAGAATGACCTATTTCCTCGACCCAAGCAAAATTATAATATTCAGCATAAGTACCATTAATAATTTGATTATAAATATTATTCGCACTTACTAACAATTCGTAAACTGGTTCATAGAATCTTTTGATAGCTGTATATAATAAATTATTAATAATATTTAGAACCATTGATCTTTTCATAGAATCTTTTTGTTCGGTTGTTAATAAAGGATAAAAATTATCGACTTCATAAATAACATTATCAAAAAGTTTCTTAATATCCATTTGATTAATTTCCTGGGTCAGAATATATTTATTTTTATCGTAGTTACTAATTAAATCAAAAACAGGATTATCATTAATAAATGTTATTAAATCGTTTCTTGAATTTACAAGTGGTGTTATTATAAGTGGATCTGACATTAGTGCTGTTATTGTATCCATTGTAATATTATTTGTGCTACACCATGATTTTAATTGTTTAGTTAGACTTGTATCCTGTGATACATAATTATAAAGCACTTCATAATAAGCTTGTACAGAATCTTTTTGTACAGTTGCTGATTCCAGTGTATTATTCCAATATGCTGGATTTTTTGTTAATTCTATTTTCGGGAGGATTATTTCCAGATAACATTTACTTAATAAATCGCCTAGTTTGTCAACGACGCACGATACTTCTTTTCCAAAATCACTGTCTCCCAAAAAATCTTGTCGTATCGATTCAATAGCAAAATTAGTATGTCTTCTATATACTGTTTTAAAAAATGTTATTTGTGGTGTTCCAGTAAGAAATAAATCCTGAGATCCATATACTGCAATTTGTACTATTCCTCCGGACATTTATTATATTATTAGATTGGTTAGTTATATTGATGATTTAAGCAGATTTAATTTGTATTTTAAGTATTTATACGTTTTGGGTGCTTTTTTGTTTAAATCGGCTAATCCAGTACCAATCCCATTTGTTGGAAATACAACATATTTATAATGTCTGGATCTAATGTATATGTTTTGTATTGCTGCATTTATTTTTTGTTTATTTTTTTCATATTCTGCATCTGTGTAGAATGACGACATATTATTATTTGGATATTTTTTTGTTGGTATTCCTGCTGTATTTTGTAAATCTCTAATTATAGCTTGACCACCTCGACCCCGGCGAATATCATTATCACCATATATGAACAAACAGTGTTGTCTTTGCCTCACATCATTTACTGTCCAAAAACCTTTAAAATATTTTACCTTTGACATTATGTATGATATAATATATGTTATTAAACTTATGTTATATTATTAAACCTTTTCAATTCTTATGTCAATTGCACCTTTTTTCTGAATAAGAAATGGATTACCCGTAGCACCCATATTACAATCATCGGGTATAAATTTGGGATTATAATATTTTTTATGCCATTCTTTGAATTCTTTTGACCCGAACATAAAACTTCTTTTTCTTGCTTTGAACCAAAATACTTTTTCGTTAATGTTATCGGCTGGTTTTCTATTATCAACTACCATACAACCATAATCTTTTGTACATTCTCTAAATACTCTGTCAAAATCATCTATTTTCGAAAACATACCTGCATAGTTGCGCATTAATTTTATTTTATTCGTTTCAGTATCATCTTTTAACATAAAAATATAATCAAAATTACTACGTAGTGTTGGTTCCATACCAATTGGATCTTGCATTGTCATAATATATGTTAATTTGTAATGTCTACCATTTAAAAGTACGATTCTAATATTAGGATCTTTTTTCCATATTCTTTTGTCGGCCAGACAATCATCCATAACCAATATTGCAGAAGGATCTATTTTTTTACCAGAGGCTGCTCGTCTTTTTGCTTTTTCTTTCATTGATTTTTGTCTATTCATAATTCTGCCAAGTGTATTTGCTTGTATTTCGTAATGAATAAACAAGTCAGGAAAAAAATCTTTATAAAAAGGGTTAACATTGTCAGTTGGTGAAATAATAACACCGCATGGTATTTTATGTCTGTAATGATACAGTATTTCTCTGGTAATCCAACTTTTACCAGATCCACGTTTTGCAATCATAACAATAGAAGGATCCATAACCATATTTTCTAATTTAAATTCTATAATTTGAAATCTATACGGATCAGCCATTATTATAATAGATATGGTGATAAAATAACAATTTAGTAGATGTAAAATATATTAAATTGTTAAAGTCAAAACAGAATCATTTTGTATCAAATAGTCAATATATACATTCTCACATTTTTCGCGATATGTAGACTTATACATTACACGTACATATTTTCCATTAGTTAGAATATCGCCAGACCATCTATACATATCATTTGCTAATTTGGTAATTGATAATGTATTATACATATAATTCATTGAAGATACATTAAAAACAAAAGTATAATTTGGTTTAAAACGATATGTATGTTTATATCTTGCAAAGTCAGTTATGATAATTCTTACTTTTGACGGCGTTGTTTCAGTAGTTAATGAATAATATGTGGAACAAAACAAAATTTCATATTTATCTGAAAACAAATTTTTAATCTTATCACATTTTAAATGCAAAATGACAAGTTCAACATTATCAATTTCATTTAAAATAATAAAATGCTCTATTATTCTTTTTATTTCATTCAACGACTGAGTAGATGAAGTATATATACTATATTTATTTTCTGCAATTATTTCTTTTGTTAATTTAATGGTCGTATCTGTATCTGTACTCATGATTAAATATAATTATTTTTATTTAATCATAATATGCATAATTCAATTTTTTATACTGATGGATATCTCATCCCAAAGTATGGAATATTATACGGATTGGTATCTAACTGTTTTAATATTTTTTGATCAATATAATAACCACTATCAACATTATCATTTATAAATTTATGATTATACGATGATAATCTATCTTGTTGATTGTTAACGGCATATACTGGCATTGGTCCTGGCATTCTATTATCATCATCAACTAAATTAGATATATTTACTTGTTCTTTGATCGGTCCAATATCGACACCACTATTTGTAGGTGGGCGATATACTTGTGTCGATTCACGTTGATCATTCATTGGTGTTGCATAAGCTCCATTATAATCTCTCATTTTAGGATCGCCTTCTACAATACCAACATGTGAATTTAATGACGTAAATTGTTTATTTGTATTTGGTGCATTGAAATTAGTTGCCATATAACCATATCCTTTGCCATTTACATCCTTTGCAGCATTACCAACTCTGGTTTCATCTATTGTTTGTTCTTTTATAGTTGTTCTTAGTGGTGTTCTATTAAACGCACTTGCTTGGCCTTGTAATTGTTCAACAGCTGTTACATTTGTATTATATGGTATTTCTACAGTTGTTTGTTTTATCGTATTTCTGAGTGGTGTTCTATTGAATGTATCAGCTTGGCCTTGTTGACTATTAACGGCTGTTATATTATTATTATATGGTATTTCCACTGTCGTTTGTTTAGTTGTATTTCTAAGCGGTGTTCTATTAAATGTGTTAGCCTGTCCTTGCTGACTATCTACAGCTGTTACATTATTATTAAGTGGTATTTCAACTGTTGTTTGTTTTATTGTATTTTTGAGTGGACTTCTATTAAATGTAGAAGCTTGTCCTTGTTGACTATCTACAACTGTCACATTGTTATTAAGTGGTATTCCGACTGTTGTTTGTTTTGTTGTTATTCGCAGTGGCGACCGATTAAATGTAGAAGCTTGACCTTGTTCCATATCAACGCCTGTGACATTTGTATTATACGGTATTTCGACTGTCGTTTGTTTAGTTGTATTTCTAAGAGGAGTGCGATTAAATGTATTAGCTTGTCCTTGTTGACTATCCACAACTGTTACATTATTATTAAGAGGTATTTCCACTGTCGTTTGTTTGATTGTATTTCTAAGCGGACTTCTATTAAATGTAGAAGATTGACCTTGTTGACTATCCACAACTGTTACATTATTATTAAGTGGTATACCAACTGTCATTTGCTTGGTTGTATTTCTAAGTGGTGTTCTATTAAATGTATTAGCTTGGCCTTGTTGACTATCCACAACTGTGACATTTGTATTATATGGTATTTCTACTGTCGTTTGTTTAGTTGTATTTCTAAGAGGAGTGCGATTAAATGTATTAGCTTGTCCTTGCTGCCTATCCGCAACTGTTACATTATTATTAAGAGGTATTTCCACTGTTGTTTGTTTGGTTGTATTTCTAAGTGGAGTTCTATTGAATGTAGAAGCTTGTCCTTGTGATTGTTCAACAGCCGTTACGTTATTATTAAGTGGTATACCGACTGTCGTTTGCTTGGTTGTAGTTCTGGCTTCATCTTGATAAGAAGAATACATTTTTGTTTCTGTACCAGATGCACCTGCACCGACATTACCTCTGGAATTTTGACTTATTTGAGCTCTTGACCCAAATGGCATTATGTATGATTTATAATTAGGATTAAATGCAGTTTCTTCTTTGGCGAATTTTTGTAAAGGACCAGGTAATGTAAAATTTTGTCTTGTAGAATATTTGTATTGACCTTTTATCCATTCAGCACCATTTTTATCAACAGCTGCTTCACCTGCAAATGCTGCACCCGCATAGCATTTGGTTGTTTCAGGTCTATTTTGTTCTTTCATTACAAAATTGTCGACTGTTCTAGGTCCACCGTTAACATCAGATGTTGGCAATAAATCTGCTTCTGTTGTAATTTTAAATCCATCTGGTTTATAACTAACAACTTCTGCTTGAACAGGTCCTTCTCTACCACGTAGACCTTCTATAATACGACCTTCATAACTTATTTTTTGGTTGTCTTTTGTACGTAATTCGTCAACTGTTTTTGGCATAACACGAACCATATCATGATAACCTTGAGTTCCTATTTCATTATAATCTAAATTTAAACCTGGTGTTACTCTTATTTCATCAAATAATTTTTCACCTTGGCGATATAAAGATGGTATATATCTGGATTCTTCGCCTTCTGGTCTAACAGGTGTACCATATACATAAGACATATTTGCGACAGGTGCGAATAATGGTCTTATTTCTTGTTTTTTTTGCCACGAACTTGTTAAATTACCAGTAAATAGTTCTTTTTTAACATCCATTTCGTGAAAGTTTTTTAAATCATTAGATCCATAACCTGATCTTTCTTTAAAAAATGGCAAAGAATTATCATGAGTTAGTTCATCTTCTTTTACGACATTATATGACATTTTTGACGTTGGACTAAAAGATGTCCAACCACCGACATAAGACAAACTATCTTCTAAATATTGTTCAGCATCAGTATTTGTTGTTTGATAAATATCATTAGATGCACCTGGCAAACCACAAGAGTCATATTTTTGTGATTCAAATTGTGATAAAAATGATGATTGTGATTGAGTCGGTCTTTCAGGCGGAACCATCCATGAAGGATAATCAGCTGGTGGTAGATGTACATTATGAATAGATTGTGGTTTTGGATATCTAGCAATTTCATCATCGACTAATTGTCGCCCCGGTACTTCTTCCGCATTCATATTTCTATATGCTGGATATCTTAGACTGGGATCAATGCATTCTTTATCTCCGTATAAAATTTTTTTTATAGAATTAGAATTATCCGTCAAAGATTCGCTAATCGTTAACAATGAATTATCTGGCACAAATTCTTCGAGAGTATTTTCAGTTGAATAGTCAGATTTTGTATTAGTATTTTTTTTCTGTCTTGTATCTGTCCTACTAACTTGTCTAGCTACACTGGGTATTTTTAGTGCTGATTTATTATTAACAAATTGTTGTACATTATATACGTCATCTAATAAAGGTCTATCCCTGTCATAATATTTTTGTTTGTATATTTCATTCGGAATTTCGTTTTTAATATCACGATCAGATACATAATCATATACTTGATCTAAATCTTCACTAACTTTATATAAACCATTTGCGTCAGAGTATTTGGATGATGTACTTAATTTTGTTTTATTTAATAAAGATCCCAACTGGTTATAATAAGTTGGTACTACATTAGTTTGTTTTGGATATTGACTTAAATCATAATTATGTTTGGCATTTTTCATATATTTTTCATTTACAAAATCTAATCTTTGTGTATTATACACATTAGTTCCATTTGGGACTTGTGATAGCGGAATTGGTTTATCTTTTATTATTATTTCTTTTTGTTCATT